GGCAGGAGCCAAGCCCACGGCGTGCATCGTCGCAGCGCTTTGCGTTCCCCTCCTGATGATCGAATTTTACAGCCATGCCGGCTACACGGCCGGGCTCCGCGGCGCCAATGTGCAAGACGCCCATATCCAGAACACCAGATACGACGACGGCCGGGCCCAGGTGGCAGACAACAAAGCCAACCTCGAACTTTGGAAGAAGCAACTTGCAGCGCTCAACACGGAAAACGCTTGGGCCGCTACAGTTTCGGCCGTTGGGCTTCGTGCTGATCTCAAAACCGCGAACGAGGCTGTAGATCAGGAAAAAGCCCGTGGCGGCTGCGGTCCGCGATGCCTGGCGAAGATGAAATCTCGAGACGCGATTGCCCAGAAAATCGCCGTGGTCGAGAAGTCTGAGGACCTGACGAAGCGCATCGAAGCAACCCAGCGGTTGGTCGACAAGTACCGCGTTGCCTCGGCCCAGATCGAACACAAGGTTTCGAGCGTCGACCTGCAGAACCAGTTCCTTGCCAAGACGGTGGCGCTGGTTTCGAGCGGTAGTCTACAGCCGACGGCTATTGAGGATGCTGGCTCCGATCAGGTGATCAACTTCTCGATGGCAATGGCAGGAACAGGGCTTCCGGCTCTGTGCTTTTTCTTGGCTGGCTGCTTCCGCTTTCGCGAGATCGAGGACGCGCCACATGTGGACCGTCGGACCGCGGCGCCGAAGCTTGTCGCTGATGGCGGCACGCTCGTGGAGTCCGCTCCCGGTCATATCGACAGCCACTTCCACATCACGGACGCTCGCGGGATCGAGGAACTCAAACGCGAACTCGCGGCTCGTGCTGAGCACGCGCTGACCTACCTACAGCCGCGTGTTGGAGCAACCGCGTAATGGCAGCATTCCAACTCTCCGTCGCTTGCCGTAACGCTGGCCTTGATGCCTACGAGACGGCAATCGGCGCCAGTCCGATCCTGCAAATCCTGACCGGCGCGCAACCAGCGGATTGCGCCACGGCGGACGCCGGCACGGTTCTCGCAACCATGACGCTGCCGTCCGATTGGATGGCGGCGGCGTCAGGCGGAGCAAAAAGCAAGTCTGGAACGTGGCAGGATTCATCGGCCGATGCGACGGGGACGGCCGCGCATTTCCGCATCTATGACTCGACCGGAATCACCTGCCATATGCAGGGCGACGTGACGGCCACGGGCGGCGGCGGGAAAATGACGGTCGACAACGTGTCCTTTGCCGTGGGGCAGAGCTTCACCGTTACCGGCTTCACGCTTACGGCTGGAAACGCCTAACCCGTGGCATTGATCATCAAAGATCGGATCCGGGATACGTCGACGACGACCGGAACCGGCGACATCACCGTTTCTGGCTCGCCGCCAACGGGCTCCAAGGCGTTCGGTTCCGTTATGTCAACGGGCGACACCTCGGTCATCACGATCCAGAATCCGACGGCTGGCGAATGGGAAATTTGCGAGACCAGTTATAGCGGCTCTAATGTTCTCACGCGCGGCGCGCTGCTCGCGTCTTCAACGGGAAGCAGAGTTAGTTTCTCGGCCGGCACAAAAGACGTCTGGATTGATTTTGCAGCGGCGAAAGTCGTTGACGTTGATCGTCCGCAGACACTTACGAATAAGACGCTGACAGATCCGATTGTCGGAACGCAAACGGCACGAGATAATTCTGTGAAGGCCGCGAGCACCGCGTATGTTGACGGGGCGATACGCGAGAAACTTGCGGCAGACCGCACCTATTACGTGCGGACAGACGGAGCCGACAGCAACAACGGTCTCACGAACACCTCTGGCGGCGCGTTTTTGACAATTCAGAAGGCTATCGACACTGCCGTCTCGATTGATTTGAGTATTTACAAGATCACCATTCAGCTTACCGGAAGCTATACGGAAGCGCCGATCCTGAAGAGTTTCGTTGGCGTTGGACCGATCGTTCTTCTAGGCGATGAGACGACACCATCAAACTGTACGATTACAGGAACCGGCAGCACCTCTACAAATATTGGCATCATTACTGCCGACAGAATCTTAGGATCGTGGGAAGTTCGCGGAGTTAAACTGACATCGTCTGTCGCTGGACAATCTGGCCTTCGTGCTGCCTATGGAACGATCATCACGATGAATGCGATCGATTTCGGTTCGCTGAACGGGGGCCGACATACCGATATAGCGGACAACGCAATTTTGCTAGGCAGCAGCTGGTCGATTAGCGGGAATGCAACGCATCATCTTTCGGCCCTTCAAGGCGGTATGATCCGATGTTCTGGAGCGGCGGTAACGCTCTCCGGCACGCCTGCCTTCGCGACGGCATTCGCTTACGCAAGCAGCACAAGCGCGATCCGGTGTCAGAGCATGAGCTTTACTGGCAGCGCGACGGGGGCACGCTACCTCGCGGATGCAAACGGAGTTATTTATACGAACGGCGGGGGTGCGAGTTACTTCCCCGGCAACAGCGTGGGATCCGTAGCGACAGGCGGCCAATATATCTGAGGCGGATCTTAGTCTTCCCACATAGGCCGGGCGCTTTGTAACTCCTGCGAAATCTGCTCAGGGCTGACAACGTGTTCGACGCCGGGCGTCAACTCGTAAACATCATTGTCATCATCCGATAGCAAATAGACTTCGCAGTCTTCGTCGGTAATGACGTGGAGTGTTTCTCCAACCGCCTTGATGATAACGCGCTTCATTCCAGAGTTCCCCGTGATGACATGAAGCGGGATCTTATCCGCCGCCGATCCAGAAGCAACACGTAAATAAAGCGCGTGCGCGTCTAAGCGGGGAAATCCGCGCATGATCGAACTCGTAATGTGGGCCTGTATGGGCCTCAAATGCCGGGACGTATCTCTGACCTTTGCCGAAGTCTCATTGATGCAGTGCCAGATCGGCATGGCGGCCCAGATGCAGATCGCAAAATGGGTCAACGAGCATCCAAACTGGCGGGTTGAGCGATATCACTGTCAGGTGCCGGGCTCGGTCGCAAAGCTCTGACGCATGGCGATATCATCCGGCCCAATATCCGCCGCGCCTATCTCCGCGGTTCTAGACAACGACCTAGGTGACACCGGCACCCTTGCCGTCACACTTGATGACATAACTCTTTCGGCCTCTGGCGCTCTCGCCATAGCAGGCCAAGTCAGTACGACACTCGATGACGCGATCCTTGTAGCAGCCGGTGCGCTCGCTCTCTCGGGCGCCGCAGCAATCGTTCTTGATGATGCCATTCTCTTGGCGACCGGCGAACTCTCCATCCACGGATGGGAAGGAACGCTTCTGGATGATGTGGAACTTATCGCGACGGCTCACGTCGCAGCCCGGGTACTCAGCCGCATTCATGTCGGCGGCTCCATCCACGCTCCGGGGAGCGCAGGTTATGGTCTTACACGCATCCGAGTTTCTGGAGGCAGACGGTGATTGAGCCTGGAAAGATCGCGCCGGGGCAACCAGTCCGGTTGACCTCATGCTTTCAGGACTCCGCAACAGGTAATCCCGTCGACCCCGATACGGTGCAAGCGGTCATCCTGTCTCCTTACGGACGCAAGACCACCTATACGTTCGGAACCGACGTCGAACTCGGAAAGACTGCGACTGGAAGCTATTACCTCGATGTGACGCCAGACGACGGCGGCCGATGGTTTTTCCGCTGGGTTTCAACAGGGGCCGGCGCGGGCGCCAGTGAGGGGAACTTCGTCGTCCAGGCCTCCCGCTTCTCTCGCCACGACTACTGCGATTATCCATTTGACTGGAACTACCTATGACACCGAAGCAGGAAGCGTTCGCCCGGGCCTACGTTGAGACGGGGAATGCGAGCGAAGCTTATAGGCAGTGCTATAGCGCGGAGAAAATGAGCGCGCAGGTCGTAAATAACGAAGCGTCGAAGTTGCTACAGCACCATGGGGTCACCGTTAGGGTGCAAGAACTCCAAGCTGCAGCCCAGAAGCGAACAGCGATCACCGTCGATTACATCACGGACATGCTCGTGCGCGCTGCGAAAAAGGCCGAGGCCGAAGCCAAGGGTGCGTCCGCACTCGTCTCCGCCGCCATGGGCCTAGGCAAGCTGCACGGTCACATCACCGAAAAGCGGGAGATCAAGCACGTCTCGGGGGTGGAAGACTTGAATGACGATGAACTTGCAAATCTCGCCCGCTCAGGCAGCAGAGGAGCTGCTCAAGCGGCGCCGGGCTCGCCGCGGTCTCATTGAGTTCAGCGAATACACCAACAGAGCCTACCGCCCGGCCGCTCATCACAGATTGATTGCCGAGAAGCTCGAAGCCATTGCCAACGGCAAGATCGATCGTCTGATGATCAACATGCCGCCCCGGCATGGCAAATCAGAACTCGGATCACGGCGCTTCCCGGCTTGGTTTCTGGGCAACAATCCCGAGGCGACAATCATGTCGGCCTCTTACAACCTGAACAAGGCTGAGGAGTTCGGCGGCGAAGTCCGCGACATCGTCAACGGTGCTGCTTACCGCAATCTCTTTCCGAACGTCCAGTTGAAGGAAGACACGCGAGCTAAGGGGTTCTGGCGAACATCGCAGGGCGGCTTCTACATCGCGGCTGGTGTCGGCACGGCGCTAACGGGCCGTGGCACGGTCGGGCCGATCGTTCTGATCGACGATCCTTTGAAGGATCGAGAGGAAGCCGACAGCGAGAGAACCCGCGAAACGGTCAAGCAATGGTACTCATCTGTCGTTCTTTCGCGCTTTCCGCGCGCCGTGATTGTGGTGCAAACCCGCTGGCACGAGGACGATCTGACAGGCTGGTTGCTCGAGGAACAAGCCCGAGGCGGTGATAAATGGGACACTCTGGAGCTTCCCGCAATCAGTCCAGACGGACGGGCGCTCTGGCCTGAATTCTATCCTCTTGAGCAGTTGGAGCGCATCAAACGCGCGACACTTCCTCGAGACTGGTCAGCGCTCTACCAGCAGCGGCCGGCACCGGACGAAGGCGCATATTTCAAGCGGGACTGGTTCCGCTGGTACGATGAGAAGCCGAAACAACTCCGCATCTATGGAGCATCGGACTACGCGGTCACTGAGGGTGATGGGGATTACACGGTCCATATCGTCGTCGGTATCGACCCGGACGACAACCTCTATGTTCTGGATCTTTGGAGAGGCCAGACGGCATCGGACGCATGGGTTGGGGCGTGGCTCGATCTTGTGCGGCAGCACAAACCTTTGATGTGGGTTGAGGAACAGGGCCAGATCATCAAGTCCATCGGCCCGTTCATCGAAAAGAGAATGCGTGAAGAGCGCGTCTATTGCCGCCGCGAGCAGGTGGCTTCGGCAGCAGACAAACCAACGCGGTCACGTTCGATCCAGGCGCGTACGTCAATGGGCAAGGTCTACCTGCCGTCGAAAGTGCCTTGGGTTCAGGACTTCACGCAAGAGCTTCTCGTGTTTCCTGCCGGCAAGCATGACGACCAAGTTGATGCGTTCGGGCTCATTGGCCGGATGCTCGATGAGTTGATCCCGGCTTCCAAGCCAAAAGACAAGCCCGACCCTAGAAGCAAGTCTGGTTATTCCAGCCCCAACGATTCAAGAGGTAAGGACGCATGGCGAACGCTTTGACGGTCATGCCCCCGGCTGCGCCGCAGCCATTGGCGGCCGTCGCGAACGCTATGCCGATGGGCCAGATGCCCGCGGCAACTGTCGATCAATCGCAAGGGTTCAAGCCGGACCTCGGCAAATATCGCCGTTGGTTCAATGCCTACGAAGCCAACAAGACGCGTGAAATCGAAGAGCAGATCGAGTCCAAGCGCTATTACCACGACAAGCAATGGACCGAAGCGCAGAAACTGATGCTCGAACGGCGCGGGCAGGCGCCGATCTGGGACAACCGCATCAAGAGGAAGATCGATTTTCTCGTCGGCGTTGAACAGCGGATGCGGCGCGATCCAAAAGCGTTCGCGAGGAAACCGGGCGCCGAACAGGATGAGCAGGCAGACGTCGCGACCGCTGCGATGCGCTACGCCTGCGATGCCAACCGTTGGGAAACCACGGCCTCGGACTGCGCCAATGACGGCATGATCGAAGGGATTGGTGTCGCTTTCGTCGGAATCAAGAGCGGGCAGTCCGGCCTCGACCCGGAACTGAAATACGTTCCGCGTGATCGTTTCTTTTATGATCCGCGATCGATCCGGCCCGATTTCAAAGACGCCCGCTATATGGGACTGCATCTTTGGATGGACGTTGACGAGGCCAAGGAGAAATGGCCCGGCCTCGCTGATGATCTCGATGATCTGATCGACAAGGCGAACACAATTTCAGCTCTTGTGCGAACAGATCAGCAGCATGCAGAGGCCTGGGCCGATTTTGAGAACCGCCGCGTTCGCGTCGTCGAGTTCTGGGAGAAGACGGCCAAAGGCTGGTACTACTGCAACTTCACTGGCGACACCGAGCTTGACGCCGGAGTTTCGCCCTACGTCGACGAGCTAGGTCAGCCGGACTGCCCGTATGAAGCGTGGTCGCCCTATATCGATGATAGAGGCGATAGGTACGGTCCGGTGCGCTCGATGCGCCCATTGCAAGACGAGATCAACCACCGCCGATCGAAGCTTCTGCACCTGTTCTCGACGAACAAGTATTACGCCAAAAAAGGCGTGATCGACGACGTTGACGAGTTCAAGAAGGAGATGAGCCGGCCGGACGGGTTCATTGAAGGCAACGGCGACTACGGCACCGACATCGTGATGATCGATGTCTCGAAGGATATCAAAGGGCAAGCCGACCTCCTCGAGCAATCACAGTCGTCACTCGAAAACCTTGGACCGAACCCCGGCCTGATCGGACAGGGCGGCGAAGTCGCGCAACAGTCAGGTCGAGCGATCCTCGCGCAGCGCGACTCCGGAATGACCGAGTTGTCGCCCGTGTTCGAGCGCAACCGGGATTGGAAACTTAGGGTTTATCGCAAGGTCTGGAACCGCATCAAGCAGGCCTGGACAGGCGAGAAGTGGATCAGGATTACCAACGATCCGAACTCTCCGAATATCGCTGGCGTGTCGCACATTCCGCTCAATCAGTTCGGTATCCATCCTGAGACTGGTCAGATGATGGCGCAGAACGTCGTCGCCATGATCGACGTCGACATCATCATGGAAGAGGGTCCGGACGTCATCACGATGAACGAAGAGCTGCTGCAGACCCTGTCGCAGCTTGGTCCGGGCGCCGTGCCGCCGAAGGTATTAATCGAACTCTCGAACACGCCGAACAAGAAGGAACTGTTCGATCTTCTGGACCAAGCGTCGGCGCCGAACCCAGCAGTCGCGCAGATGCAGCAGCAGATGGCGCGGCTCGAGCAGCTTCTAACGGCCTCGGAGACAGACAAGAACGTCGCGATTGGGGAATTCAATAGGGCGCAGGCGCTTGCAGCGCTGATGAAGGCTGCAACGCCAGAAGCGCCCAAACCCGCCGGCAAGGATGCAATGGGCAATCCATTACCCGCCGCGCCGCCGCAGCAACCGAACCTCGCGCTCGTCGCTGCATTGCTCAAAGGTTTCCCGCTGCAATACGGGCAACCGACGCTCGAAGAAATCGCGATGCAGCAACCGCCGCCCGATGCTGGCCCTCCGGGGTCGCCAGGCGCGGCGCCGCAAGCGCAACCAGGGCCACCGCCTGGATCCATGCCGCCTCCGAGCGGAGCGCCAGTGTCCGGTAATCCGATGATGCCGGGATGAAGAATTAGCGTTTTCGTGCGTAGGCCTCGCCGGCCGAACCGGCGTTCTCGCCTCGCCTGAGCGATATCAGGCGTTTCTCGCTGCTGCCGAGCGATATCGGCTGCTTTCGTGACCAGCTACGTCAAAGCGGAGAGTGACCATGACGACTGACAAGTCGGCTGATGAAGCCGTATTGGATGATGTGTTTTCTTCAAGCCGCGATAGGGGGGCCGATCCCGCCGCCTCCGTCGAGCCTGTTGAGAAGGTTGAAACCCCAGCCGAGCCGGAGCCGCCAAAGACTGGCGACCCCGAAAAGGCAGCGGCAGAAACCAGCGACGACGGCTCGAAGCCCAAAGGCTACCGTGATCCAGAGACAGGACGTTTTGTTCCTCTTGAAGCGCTGAAATCAGAGCGTGAACTGCGCCAGGAAGCGCAGAAAGCACGCGATGAAGAGGCGCGCCTGCGCAAAGATGCAGAGGATAATGCGCGTAAGACTCAAGAGCGCATTGCCGAACTCGAGCGCAGAATTCAGGCTGCCCAAAACCCGCAACCGCAACAGGCTCGGGCTCCAGACCCAAACGAAGATCCTGTCGGATACCTGCACTTCAATCAGCAGCGTCTCGAGCACCTGCAGCTTACGAACCACCTGAACAATTCCGAGAACCTTGCTCGCCAGCAGTTTGGCGATCAGGTCGTCGACGAAGCGTTACAGGCGGCGCTCAAGGCTGGTGTGAACGAGAGCTTCTTAAACGCCCGCCATCCCTATGCCGAGTGCATCAAATGGTACAAACGCCAGCAAACGCTTGCTCGCGTTGGGGATGATCCGGACGCTTACGAGAAGTCGATTGAAGAGCGTGTCCGGGCCAAGGTTCTCGAGGAACTGAAAGCCGGAACGACGACGGTAACGGGTCAAGCGGCAGCGCCGCAGCGGTTCCCAGGTTCGCTCGTCGATGCGACAGCATCGGGAGCACAGGGCGCCCAGCCGATTTCCGATGAAGCTTTGTTAGGAAGCATTTTCGACCCCGGTCGAAAGCGCCGGTAACCCGCGTCCGAGCTTCGTGATCTAGCAACCTCACGAAGGACAAACCAGCAATGGCCGATACCTCAGTCCTTTCCGGCTTGGAACTTACCAAGTGGCGGAAAGCATTCATTCCGGAGTACATCCGGGATTCGGGCTTCATGCCCTACATGGGCGCTAGCGAGATGGATATCATCCATGTCGTTAAC